GTGGCTGGTTGATGGATTGCTTACGCGGTTCGGCTTCTCTGTGATGTACGGGCAGCCGGGATGCGGTAAGACGTTTTTGGCGCTTGATATTGCGTTATCTGTCGCGATCGGACGCGATTTTCATGGAAGACCAACAGATCAGGGCGACGTTTTATATATTGCCGGCGAAGGTGTCGGCGGCTTGGGCAAACGGATCAAGGTCTGGGTCGAGTATCGCGGCAGCGGCGTCAACTCCAAAGAGATCCCATTCGATGTGCTGCCGACAGCTGTGAATATGACGTCGCCAGCTGATACAGAAAAGTTGATTGCGACGATTGAAGAGAAAGAAGAGCAGCGCGGCAGCAAGTTTTCGCTGATTGTTATCGATACAGTGGCCAGAGCGCTGCTGGGAGCTGATGAGAACAGCGCAACAGACGTCGGCAAGTTCGTTAAGGCATGCGACATTCTGCGAGAGGCGATCGGCTGCGCGGTTCTTGGTATCCATCACCAAGGGAAAGACGGTGCGAAGGGTATGCGCGGATCGTCTGCACTCTTGGGCGCTGTCGATACATCGATACAAGTCAAGAAGTCGGGCAGCATCCTGACGGTCGTCACGCAGAAACAGAAAGACGCTGAACCGGCTGAAGATCTGTTTTACGAAATGATGAGCGCCGAAGCCGGGACCATCGGCGGAGAGACGTCTGTTTACTTGCAGCCAACAGATCAAAGGCCAGAGCAACAGACCAGCTTATCCGATAAGCAGCTGAAGGCGTTCAATTGTTGCCGGGATGCGTTAGAGGGTGACGTGATCAATCAAGGCGTTGCGCGTGATTCGTTTATCTATTGGCTGGAACATGAGGGCGGAATCGACGGCGATGACGAAGCGGCAAAGAAGCGTCGGCGCATGGCATGGGTGCGATCACTAAATGCCTTGATCGACTCCGGGAACATCATCAGCGAGAAAGCTGGGAAGGTTTTGCGGTTCAAAAAAGAGACGGATTCGGGGGATGAAAATGGGCTTTTTTAAGAATGGGGCGCACATCGGGAATGTGCGGATTCGCACATGGGCGCACACAATCCGCACATTTTGTGAAGCGCTGAAAGCCTTGCTGGGCGCGGGTTTCGAGAAAAGCGCACATAAGCGCACATTACCGCACACCAGCTGGCACCAAGCGCACACACCGCACATCTCTCTAAGGATGTGCGTGTGCGGTGCGGATTTCAGTGCGGGGCTTGAAGCATGAAAAAACCTTATTCTTCTGTGTCGATTAAGCAGGAAACATGGCAGCCGGCTGTCGACTCTTATCATGCAGCTGAGACTCGACTGAATAAAAAGTGGGGCTGGTATGTATGGGCAAAGATCTGTCGCCCAGAGATGAGCCAGAAGTTGCGTGCAGCGCGAGAAAGGTACTTGGATGCAGTTCGGGATCGAGATCACCATCTGATTGTGAAGTGCTGTGAGAATCTCGTGAGAGGGTTGAAGGCAGTCGACGAAGAGTTGAGCAGAGAGCAGTCGCCGGATGATGTGTTCTTCTTGCATCAAAAGATCGACGGCAAGCATTTCTATTTCGTGAACGATCAATTGGATATGCAGCGGATCTTGCCGGTGATGAAAGGTAAAGACCCAGTGGTCTACACGATGGAAGAAATTGTGCGCGTCTTGTCTTCTGAGTCGATGGCAGCGCCTAACAGTATTAAGCAAGCGTTTCCGGGTGCTGAATTGCAGTCGGTAGAGTTCAAACACAATCGGGAGCAATTAGATGACGAAATCCCTTTTTGACGGCGGGTACGTCAAAGTTAAGGACTATCCGAAAGAAAAGCCGAAGATTCGGCGCTACTCAGTCCTTCCAGCAAGAGCTGTGCAGGATGCTTCTATCCATCCGACGTCGTTCAAGGTGCTAGCAGCTTTATGCATCCATACGAATGGCCACGGAATCTGCTGGCCGTCTCAAATAACAATCGCGCTCCATCTCGGCGTGTCGAAGGTCACTGTGTTGCGCCACATCAAGCGGCTGATCAAGTTGGGCTACATCCGCAAGCTGGAACCAAAAAAGTATCCGTGGGGGATCATACAGAAAGGCAGACGCCCGACGAATCGCTATCAGGTCATGTTTGGTGCTGACGATCCTTTGCCAACCAAGGAGCAATTCCTTGCTCCGCGTGCGTCGATCATGGACATCGATTACGGCATCAAAGACGGCAAAGTATCCACTGTGGACGATGCAGATAATAAGAAAGGGGGTCTGGGGGATGGAAACAAAGACTTCCAGATACTCGCACACACATTCCGGACAGCTGTCGAGCGGACGTCTGGCGCTGTTCGGCTGGCTGATTCCAGCTTCCAGACAGCTGCAAGGCTGCATCAGCTGGGAGTTACAGCCGAGCAGGTGCGCGAATCGACCACTGCAATGGTGAAGGATGGGCTGCGAACAGGACGCGCTCCGCCGATGACGCTGGAGCAGGTCGCAAGATGGGCCGGACTCTACAAGAAAGGAGGATAAATGCGCATAACGGGCATTATGTTAAATGATGAGCGCAGCCTGAGATCGGCCCGCGCGATCATGCCACACCCCTGCCCCCAGCCCCCGTCGCCCTGTATAGGGGGTGCCGCTCAAAATTTTTCAGGAATCCAATGGGAGAAGCAAAATGAAAGACGTTATCAACCCGAACCACTACCAACGGGACGGCATGGAATGTATCGACGCGATCGAAGCTGCGGTACAAAACCTATCAGGCGTTGAGGCATACGCCACTGGGTCGGCGATCAAGTATCTCTGGCGCTGGAAAGAGAAAGGCGGTAAAGATGATCTCAACAAGGCGAAATGGTTTATCCAAAAAATGGTGGACCACATTGAAGAGATTGAATATCAAGAAGAGTTGCAAGCCGAGGCAACACTACTGGAGATTGCAAGAAGGTTATGAGCATGATCAGCCTAGAAGGATTTGACAACTGCGTCGCGGGAATCGCGTTTGGGTGCGGAGAACCTGACAGGCTGGTTTACGACACGGCAAAAATCTACGGCAAGCTGCAATACGAAATGGACCTGACGTTTGATGAGTCGATTAAGTTTTTCGACAACATCATCCTGCCGTTAGTGATGGGTCCGGGCGCACCGCTGTTCTTAACTTTTGCCGATATGGATGAAATCAAAGAGGTACATTGCAATGTCCAAGATGACAGTGCGGGAAGCGCGTAAGGTTCTAGCGATCGGATCAGACGATGAGAAGGAAGCAGTCAAACAGGAGCTGCAAGCGATCGCTGCGTCTAACGTGACCGATGTACTCCAGTGGACCCAATCTGGAGGCATGGCGCTACTCGCGTCGAAAGATATACCGCCGCACGTTCAAAAGGCGATTAAGAAAGTCAAAGTCACGCCCAACCAATACGGCAATGCGATTGAGGTCGAGATGCACGACAAACTTTCAGCTCTGCGCGTGTTAGCTAGGTATCATGGACTAACTGAGCCAAACAGTGATGCGGATTCGCGTCCAAGTATTTTGGGAATCAATTTAAAAGGTCCAGAAGTGACCACATACGAGGTATTAGACGATGGCGAGAGCGAAGCAAGCGACGGATCAGAGCCAGAGATCGACCCGACGCCGAAGGTCGACGACGGACAGGAAGATCTCTTCTGAGGAAGCGCTTGGCGGACTAAACCTAGATTTCTCTGGTGCGCCGACAACTTGGCAGTTCTTGCATGACGATTCGTTTGTGCGCGGCCTGATGGGTCCGGTAGGATCGGGTAAGTCATACGGCTGCGCTGCTGAGATCATGTTGCGCGCCGTCAAGCAACCGCCATCACCAAAAGACGGCATCCGCTACTCTCGGTTCGTGATCGTGCGGAACTCATACCCTGAGCTGCGCACCACAACTATCAAGACGTGGCTTGAGCTGTTTCCAGAAAATATCTGGGGTCCGATGCGCTGGTCACCTCCGATTAGTCATCACATCAAGCTGCCATCACGGGGCGATGCAGCCGGTATCGACTGCGAAGTGATCTTCATGGCGCTAGACCAGCCAAAGGATGTGCGCAAGCTGCTCTCGCTCGAATTGACCGGCGCGTGGGTGAATGAGGCCAGAGAGTTGCCGTTAGCTGTTGTGCAAGGATTGACACACCGTGTCGGGCGTTACCCAACCAAAGGCAACGGCGGTTGTCCTTGGCGTGGTATCTGGATGGACACCAACCCGATGGATGATGACCACTGGTGGTATCGCCTATCGGAGAAAGAGCCGGTACGCGGGAAGTACAAGTGGGAGTTTTTTAAGCAGCCCGGCGGCGTAATGGAAACAAATCAGAATGACCATCAAGCTATTCCTGCTGCCGGAAAGTTCTGGAAGGTTAACCCAGAAGCAGAAAACATCAATAACTTACCGCCCGGTTACTATGACCAGCAGCTCGGCGGTAAGAACCTAGACTGGATTCGCTGCTATGCCGGCGGCGAATATGTGTATGTACAGGAAGGTCGCCCAGTGTGGCCTGAATTTGACGATTCGGTCATGTCTTGCGACGACATTCAGGTTGACCCAACTATCCCTATTCACATCGGACTCGACTTTGGTTTGACTCCGGCAGCTGTCTTTGGGCAGAAAAAGCCGAACGGCGCGTGGCATATCTTTAAAGAAATCGTTACCGACGACATGGGTCTGGAGCGATTCGGATTAATTCTCTTGAATGAAATCAACGTCAACTACCGCGGCATGGATGTGCTGGTATGGGGCGACCCCGCTGGCTCAAAGCGTGATGAGATCTTTGAAGTGACTGCGTTCGATCATCTTAAAACCCTAGGACTCAACGCCAGACCCACAGCAAGTAACGACTTCCAAGTGCGCCGTGAAGCGGGAGCGATGCCTATGAATAGGCTTGTTGATAAACGATCCGGCTTATTGATTCACAAAGACTGCCAACGTCTTAGGAAATCTTTATCAGGCGGCTATCACTTCAAGCGCGTATCTGTTGGAGGCGGGACCGAAAGATTTAGAGATGCACCGAACAAGAACGAACACTCACACGTCGGCGACGCCTTTGGCTATCTCATGCTTGGCGGCGGAGAGCATCGCGTCATGACTCGCGGCTATGGTGGACGTTATGGTGCTGCTGGTCCAATTGGCAGCGGTCAGTTTAGGGCAAAAACGGATTTCTCAATATGGTGACGTCATTTGATGTAACTCGCATGTTTGGGGTGCAAGGCGCAATCGCTCTGCCATTTCATCCGTCACACTTGAGCCGGCTTGAACTAGACAGAGCAGCTGAAATGGAGTTTACGTCACTGGACAACATGAAGGCGCGAGCGCAGGAAGTTGCTGATGCGAAGATTGCATGGACAGTATTTCACGAAGGCAACCCAGCGCTATGCTTTGGCATTACCCCATACTGGCCCGGCATGGCAGAGGCTTGGATGATCCCGTCTCAATACGCTCTCGATCGAGGATTAAGATTAACTCGCGGAGCCAAGAGGTTTTTTGATACCATTGGCGCAACTCTTGATTTACGCCGTCTGCAAATTGTGGTATGTGTCGATCGGGAAAAGGCCGTTCAATGGGCAGAGTTCTTACGCTTTGAGCGTGAAGGTCTTATGAGACGGTATGGGCCGGAAGGCAGCGACTACTACATGTACGCGAGGATTTATTAAATGGGCGGGATATTTGGCAGCAGTCCTAAGACGCCAGACACTTCTAAGCAAGAAGCGGTACAGGCAAAACAGGAAGCTCGCACCAAGCGTCAGGAAGCTGAAGAACAGCGTCGTTTGCAAGCGCAAGTCGCTGCGCGCCGCTCCGGAGGCTATCGATCACTTTTATCACCGGAGCGCGAAAATGCTGCTACCGGACTATCTAGCAAACTAGGGAGCTAAATCATGGGTGGATTATTCGGAGGCGGCGGCAGCAAGCCAGCACCAAAGGAACCAGAAAAGCCAAAGCGCGAGATCACGAAATCGACAACTGGCGCGCAAGAGCAAGCCGGCGCAATGCAAGCTCGTCGTGGTGGGGCGTATACACGCTCACTGTTAACAGGATCGCGGTCAACAGCTGAAGAAGGCGGCGGTTTGTCAACGAAACTTGGCGGCGGCTAATGCGCAAAGAGCATAAGAGCGAGACTGGCGGTCTAACAGAAGCCGGGAGAAAACACTATGAACGCAAGGAAGGGGGTAACCTACGCCGTCCTGTTCCTTCTGGGGACAACCCTCGTCGTGTATCTTTCGCTGCTCGGTTTGCTGGCCAGAGTCATCCTATGAAGGATGAGGATGGGAAGCCGACTCGCTATGCTCTTGCTTTGAAGAAGTGGGGATTCAGCTCCCCGGCGCAAGCGCGTGCGTTTGCAAAACGAAACAAGGAATCGTGATATGCCGATGACAAAGAAAGGGTCAACGATCATGTCTGCCATGAAGAAAAAGTATGGCAAGAAAAAGGGCGAAGAAGTGTTCTACGCTTCCAAGCAGAAGGGCGTGATTAGCGGCGTCGAGAAAAAAGGTACAGCGTAATGGCAAGAATCAGCCCAGCAGAAGTATTGAAGCGTCAGGAGAAAGCCGATGCGCGGAAAGAAGAATGGCGCACGATTTACGAAGAGTGCTACGAATTCGCGCTTCCGCAACGCAATCTTTACTCCGGATATTATGAAGGACGAACAGCTGGGCAAAACAAGATGGTCCGCGTCTTTGATGCCACAGCCATTAATTCAACGCAGCGTTTCGCTAACCGTATTCAGTCTGCTCTTTTCCCGCCGTATAGGTCATGGTGTACGTTAGAGCCGGGCAACGAAATCCCGCGTGATCGGCGCGGTGAAATCAGAGAGGCGCTGGAAATCTACTCTGAACGCATGTTTGACGTAATACGCCAGACTAATTTCGATCTAGCAATGTCTGAGTTCCTGCTTGATCTCTGCGTCGGCACAGCGGTCATGCTGATTCAGCCGGGTGACGCAGATGCGCCAGTTCGCTTTGTGCCAGTACCACAATATCTGGTATCACTAGAAGAAGGGCCGCATGGCACAGTCGACAACGTATACCGCAAGCTCCGTATTCGCGGTGAAGCGATTGCTCGTCAATGGCCTGATGCAAAGCTGCCGGAAGATTTGGTGCGCAAGATTGACCAAAAGCCTGATGAAGAAATTGATCTGATCGAGGCAACGGTCTTTAATGTCGACGAAGACACTTATTGCTACCACTTAATCTGGCCAAAGCAAAAAGCTGAGCTAGTTTACAGAACCATGAATGTCTCACCGTGGATCGTCGCTCGCTTTATGAAAGTGCCGGGGGAAGTCTATGGCCGCGGTCCATTGGTTACAGCACTGCCAGACATCAAAACACTTAACAAGGTCAAAGAGCTGGTGCTGAAAAACGCATCGCTCGCAGTCGCCGGCGTGTATACGGCAGCTGATGATGGCGTACTCAACCCGCAGACGATTCAGATCACGCCGGGCGCGATCATCCCTGTGGCACGCAACGGCGGACCACAAGGTGAATCATTGCGCCCATTGCGTTCAGCAACAGACTTCAATACGTCGCAGCTGGTCATCAATGATTTGGTCATGAATATCAAGAAGATGTTGTACGATGATTCGTTGCCGCCAGACAATATGTCAGCGCGTAGTGCGACAGAGATCGTGCAGCGCATGAAGGAGTTGTCGCAAAACCTAGGCTCGGCATATGGCAGATTGATCACAGAGGCGATGACGCCAATCGTGCGCCGCGTGTTATACGTTATGGACGAAATTGGCTTGATTGACCTACCGCTAAGTGTTGACGGCCTTGAGGTTAAGGTTGTTCCGACATCGCCATTGGCCCAGACGCAGAACATGGAAGACCTAGAAAAGGTACTTCAGTTTGGCCAGATTGCTGCTCAGTTTGGCATGCAGGGTCAGGTCATGGTGAACCAAGAGGAAATGCTAGAATACATCGCGGAGAAGATGAGCGTTCCTCAGAAATTGTTGAATAATGCTGAACAGAGGGAGCAGATCATTCAACAGATGCAGGAAGTACAAGCACAACAACAGCAGATGGCTGCTCCGCCGGGAGCGCAATAGGAGTGAGAGATGGAAGGTTGGGACAGCTTACGCCCATCAGATAATACGCACCTGCATAAAAGCAGGATTGCGCAAGACGACTTGAACACCGCCTTTGTTCGATGTTTCTCGACGGAGGCCGGTGGCGAGGTTCTGGAATATCTCAAGCATGTGACATTGGATCAGCCGTCGTGGTTTCCCGGCGAAGATCCAAGTCACGGCTTTGCGCGAGAGGGACAGAACAGCATTGTGAGAGAAATACTAAGACGAATCGAAAAAGGAAGACAGGTATGAGCGACGCTGCTGAAAGCATTGACGTACAAGAATCTAAAGCTCCAGAAGCTGCAAATGAGCAGGAAAGTAACACTTTGCTGAATCCACAGGTTGAGCCGGAAGGGGAACAGTCGCCAGAAGAGTCGGCTGTCCCGCACCTTGCTGGCGATCCAGACGCGCCAACAGATGAAGAGATCGATTGGGGCGAAAGACCTGAGTGGATGCCGCAAAACTTCTGGAACGAGAAAGATGGTCCAGACCTTGAAGGCTTGTCTAAAGCATACAACGAGCTGCGGTCTAAGATGTCAGCTGGTAAGCACAAGGCACCAGAGGACGGCAAGTATGATATTGGCTCACTTAAAGATCATGGCATTGCTGAAGACGATGAGCTGCTTGGTCAATTCAGCTCTTTTGCAGCTGAGAACGGCTTGAGTCAGGACCAATTTGATCAGATCACGTCAATGTACATGAATCAGATGTCCGCGATGATGGATGAGGTTGAGACTAACAAAGAGACTGAACTAGCTAAGCTCGGCCCGCGCGCAGACAAAGTTATCAATAGCCTGAATACTTGGCTAGGCAAGATGTCCACATCAGGCACATTAGCTGCTGAAGAAGTCGACGCGATCACTCGCGCCGCCAATAATGCAGACTTTATCAAAGCGATGAACAAGATCCGCGCATCTTACGGCGAGCAAACAATTCCTGATGTTACGGTTCAGGAAGGCAGCGCAACAACTAAAGCTGACCTTGATCAGATGGTCGCAGATCCGCGTTATGGGAAAGACATGGCTTACACGCAAAGTGTCGAGCGCAAATTCATGGAATTTTTCGGCGAAGCGTAACACTTATAGGGGGTACTTTTACCCCCTATCCCTTCTTTGATGCAGCATAAAAACTGTTATATTTCAAGCAACCGATAACTCAGATTCCTGAGCCGGCGACCTGAATCACTCGGCCCACACTGGACAACCGGAAACAGGTTTTACCCTAAATTTTAATTTTTGGAGATATACAATGGCAGTATCTATTTCAAATGCCTTTGTTACCCTCTTCGACTCAGAGGTAAAACAGGCTTACCAAGGGCAGCGTCTCTTGGCCGGTGTTTGCCGCGAGCGTACAGGGGTAGAAGGTTCAACAGTCAAGTTCCCTAAAATTGGTAAGGGTTCTGCGACTATCCGCGTTCCACAGACTGACGTCACTCCGCTCAACGTGTCTTACTCACAAGTCACTGCGACAATGGAAGACTACATCGCTGCGGAATACTCAGACATCTTTAACCAGCAGAAGGTCAACTTCAACGAGCGTCAAGAGCTTGTGCAAGTTGTATCTGGTGCAATCGCACGTCGTATGGACCAAGTAGTTTTGGATGCGCTTTCTGCATCTGGCACAACTGCAACAGTCAGCAACGACATCGGTGGTACAGACTCTAACCTGAACGTAACCAAGTTGCGTGAAGCGAAGAATCTATTGGACACAAACAACGTCCCAATGGAAGGTCGTACTATTCTTTTGCACGCTAACTCATTGCAGTCATTGCTTGGCGAAACTGAAGTTACATCTTCAGACTTCAACACAGTGAAAGCATTGGTTACTGGCGAAGTTAATACATTCATGGGCTTCCGCTTCATCACTTTCGGTGATCGTGACGAAGGTGGCTTGCCGATCGACGGATCATCAGATCGTACTCTGTATGCCTTCCATCGTGACGCGCTTGGCCTTGGTGTTGGTATGGGCCAGCAGTCTCGCGTTGACTACATTCCAGAGAAGACTTCCTTCTTGGTTGCGTCAATGTTCTCAGCTGGTGCGGTAGCGATCGATGACGAAGGTATCGTCAAGATCACTTGCCGTGAATCATAAGGAGGCATAGACAATGGCATATGCAGTAGCAGGGCTTCAGCCCATCGGTGGTCAGGCGAAAGCTGGCAACGCTCCTCAGATGTGGTCATACACTTCTGCTGACGCGATTGCGACAGTGAATACTTCTGGTTACTTCAATGACGCAGCTGACCTCTTGAAGGTTGGTGACTTGATCTATGTGTACGACTCAAACACTCCAACAGCATCGCTTGTTGTTGTGTTGTCAAACACTGGAACAGTCGTTGACGTTTCTGACGGTACAGCACTGTCAGTAGCAGACGCTGACTAAATGAATTGGCTCCCCTTCCGGGGGGAGCCTTTTCTACATGAGGTGATACATGGCTTCAGGCGATACTAAGCTGTCCATCTGTTCGGACGCACTTATTATGTTGGGGGCATCGCCTCTTTCGTCGTTTTCGGAAGGGACTGACTCAGCTCAGATCTGCGACCGACTGTACGACGACCTTAAAGATTCTTTGATTGCGGCGCATCCTTGGTCGTGGTCATTCAAAAAGACGCAATTAGCGCGCTTAACGACAACTCCTCCAAACGAATGGAAATACCAATACGCTTTACCGGGCGACACAATTGCCGGGGTTCGCGCGGTTTATAACACCAGCGCAACAGGCGTTTCCCCTATTCAGTATGGCTGGGAGGTTCACGGCGATCATGTTGATTCAAGCGAAGAGCAGCTCTTTGTCGACTACCAATACTCTCCAAGCGAGTCAGTTATCCCTACATATTTTATCCAGCTCTTAAAATATGCAATGGCAGCTGATATTGCAGAGACTGTAACTGACCAGCTTACTAAAGCTGAGTATTACGAGCGCAAAGCATTTGGCACGCCTAGCGAAAATCGGCGCGGAGGTTACTTCCGGGTTGCAGCAAACATTGATGGCGCAAACAACTCGGTTGATGCGTTCCAAGACTTTACATTGACAGCGGTGCGTCAATGAGCCGGATTATTCGGGTCCAAACAAACTTCACGTCAGGTGAGCTTGATCCGAAACTTCGCGCTCGTATTGATCTTAGTCAATACTACAACGGCCTAGAGCAAGCGCAAAACATCGTCATTCAACCGCAAGGCGGATTTACTCGGCGCGATGGTTTGCGATACGTCACAAGTTTGCCGGCATCTGCTGCTAATGGCGTCCGTATGGTCCACTTTGAATTTTCAGTCGCAGATAGTTACATGCTTATTTTTGTTGACCAGCGAATGTATGTGTTTAAAGACGGCGTACAAATCACAAATATCAATGGATCTGGGGACGATTACTTAACAGTCACAAAGGTTACAGCATCTATTATTGGAGAAATGTGTTGGGCGCAGTCGGCTGATACGCTGATCTTAGTCCATGAAGATATGCAGCCACAAAAAATCTTACGCGGTGCGTCAGATTCATCTTGGACTATCTCTGATTTGGCGTTTGATTTTATTCCAAAATATCCATACACGCTGTCACTGACAAACCCAGCCGCAAACCTGACGCCAGATGATCCTGAAGGGAATATCAATATTACGGCATCAGCCAGCGTATTTAACGCTAGCCATGTAAACCAGTACATCAACGTGTCCCCACAAGGTAGGTTGAAAATTGTTAGTTACAAAAGCGGCACAGAAGTTCAGGCATACGCAGAGCTGCCGTTGTTTGATAACTCAGTCATCAATTCTGGCGATTGGGAGCTGGAGACAGGCTATGAAGACACATGGTCTGCGACTAGAGGTTGGCCGCGGGCAGCAATTTTCTATGAAGGACGACTGTATTTTGGCGGGTCCTCATCGCGTCCCTCTACTTTATGGGGTAGCCGGGTAGGTCAGTTCTTTGACTTCGATCCGGGCGAATCGTTTGATGATGCTGCATTGGAAGCAACACTCGACACCGGGCGATTCAACGCGATAGTTGACTTGTATGCAGGACGTAATTTACAAGTCTTCACTACTGGCGGTGAGTTCTACGTCCCGCAAACGCTCGGCGATCCGATCACTCCATCGAACCTCGCTGTTCAGGAACAAACTTCTAATGGCTGCCGCCCCGGTATCCGGGTCGTAAACGTGGATGGCGCGACTGTATTTGTGCAGCGCCAAGGAAAAGCATTAGCCGAGTTTATCTTTAGCGATACAGTCAACGGCTATGTCGCAACAAAGATTTCACTCTTGTCGTCTCATTTATTAAAAGCGCCCTCTGACATGTCTGTCCGCAACGCGACGTCAACAGACGAAGGAAACAGACTGCTGATCGTCAATGCAGAGGATGGCTCCTTAGCTTGTTATACATTACTAAGATCTCAAGAAATTATTGCTCCGACAGAATGGGTGACTGACGGTGAGTTTCTTTCTGTGGGTGTTGATATTGCCGACACTTATGTGGTCGTTAAGCGAAACATCAATGGCAGCGATGTTTACTACGTCGAGCTGTTTGATAGCAACCTTACTCTTGACTGCGCTACATCTGGTACGTCAGCGACGACGGTAACAGGACTCAGCTTCTTAGAAGGGGAGTCAGTTAAAATAATCAGGGACGGCATCATTGAGGCAGACCAAGATGTTTCATCTGGGCAAATCACTTTAGCAGACGCAGCAACCGAGTCTTACCAAATCGGACTGAATTACACCCCAGCCGTTGTAACACTACCAGCTGAACCAAGGCTGCAATCCGGCCCCATTCGCGGATTTAAAAAGCGTATTCTTGAAATCAACTCCGAACACTTTGAATCACAAGCAGTTACAATCAACGGCGAACAAGTTGCGTTCAGGCAATTTGGGGAAAACAATCTCGACCAACAAGTGCAGCCGTTTACTGGCGTAAAGAGATCAGGGCCTTTGCTTGGGTTTGTAAACGAAGGCAAAATTACAATCAGCCAAACAGTGCCTCTCAAAATGAACGTGCTGGCGCTAGACTACAAACTATCGGTGGGCCAATAAGATGTCAGTCAAACTCGCAATGGCCGTCGCATCATCAGTCATTGGTGCGGTTGGGCAAATACAGGCAGGAAAGGCGCAAGCCGCTGCGTATAACGCGCAAGCAAAGCAAGCCGAGCTGCAAGGCAAACAGCAAGCGATACAGTATCGCCAGCAGGGCGTCGAGACTTTGCGCCGGCTAAGAGAGAATATCTCTGCGACGCGAGCAAGGGCAGCTGGCTCTGGACTCGACCCATACAGCGGAACGCCGGCTTCATTTGAGCGTTATGCTTTAAGAATGGGATCAGAAGAATACACAATCGCTCAAGAAAATGCGGTATTGGCTGCCGAGGGCGGCGTCCAACAGGCTGCTCAATATAGCGCAGCAGCATCACAAGCAAGACGCCAAGGATACTTTGGCGCAATGGGATCACTTGGCCAAATGGGTTTCCAAGTTGAGCAAGCTGGCGGATGGGGTAAGGTACTAAGTTAGGAATAGGCGATGGCGATTCAGAGATACCAAAGATCAGGCATTAGATATTCGGATATGCCAAGCATTGACCCTATTGCTGCGCGCGAAGCTGCGCGTACAGGTCAGGTCTTGTCTCAGTCAATGGATCGTGTTTCACGTTTTGCATTTGCCGCAGCTGAAAAGCAGTACAGAAGAGAAGCCAAGATAGAAGGCGCTCAGATGGTAGAAGATCTGGGGGCAGTCGGTGCGCTTAAACAAATTGCAGAAAAAGGCGGTCCGCAGGATCTAATTGACGACACAGCTTATGCAGTCGCTAACCGGATCGCAGCCAACGAAATTGAAACCGATGCGCGCGTTACTATCCAAAAACTGCTTACTGACGCAGAGCTTGGCAACATCTCTTACTCAGAGTTTGAGACGCAGCTTGCAGATGTTCAACTTGGCTATCCTGCTGCGCTTTCAGATCTTGATCCAGAAGCCGCTGCAATTACTAAAGTCAAGATTGATGGCGTTGCAGCCACAGCATTAACAAGTTACAGCGAGACATTCCAGAAGCGTCAGATCAAGGACGCACAGGGTCGCGCACTGATGGGCATCGATCAGCGACTAAAAGATATTAGTGCTGCCGCAGTTTCTGATAGTGAGGTTAGGACAGAGCTATTAGAACAAGAAATGCTGTCGCTTGAAGCGTACATGCGTGACTACGATTTCAGTGAAGAATTTATCTCCAAGACTTTAATCGGTGCGCGCGAGCAAGCAGTTACAGATCAAGTCATTACAGATTTCAACAACATTGATTCGATCGCAGATAAGCAAGCATTTCTAGCAGACCTGCAAGAAAATCCCCCGAAAGAGCTTGGCGTCGAGGCTGCCCGCACATTACGTCGGTCACTAAAAGCAGAGCTAGGCTCTGCAATTTCTGCTCGCAACAGTCAGATCACAGAGCTTGGTAAGCGAATAGATTCACGCATCCTTGATGTTGTCGAAGCCAGTGGAGATCCCGGTGACGAAGTTGTGTATAACTTGGGGATCGAAGTAATGAAGACCGGCGATGCCGGCTTAAAACAAGAGTACGACGAAGCTGTCGCAATCCGCTCACAAATGATGGCGCTACGCAAAATGCCGCCAGACATGCTTCAGGAAGAAATCAATGAAATGCGCACAGAGGGTATCTCAACCCCATTTGAAGCGCGCATGGTCGAGTCAGCTGAAAAGCTATTGTCATCAATGAGGACAGAGGTTTCAAAAGATCCACTGTCTTATGGAATCAAAGCAGGGATTATTAGCGCGACGCCGATTGACTATACATCAATGGAAGGCATGGCAAGAAGCCTTGAGCAGCGCATAGATGATGCGCGCAAGGTAGCGAATCATTACGGGGTAACGCCGCGTTTCTTAACAGATGACGAAGCAGATCGGTTATCAACAGCAATCGATGAAGTGCAAACCCCAGCTGAAAAAGCGCAGTTCGCAGTCAACCTGAACAACATGCCTCCAGAAATCTGGGAGCAGCTGGCAGAGAAAGGCAATGAAACTTTTGCCATTGTGTCCGCTATTGGCGACCCCACTCTCGGGCGTCTTGTATTCCAAGGCGAAACATTAATCGAGCAGGGCTTAGTCAAAATGCCAACAAAGGCAGAGGCAGCAGCCGTTGTTCAGGATTACATGAGCAATGTTTACGAAGGCGAAGATCTGACAGCAGTCATCAAGGCTGCTAACGCGCACTACGCCGCAACGACATCAGATCGGGCCGCATATGACGTTGATGACTTTGAAGCATCACTGAAAGCCGTTACAGGCGGGATTGGTGAGTCGAATGGTATGAAATATCAGCTGCCTCGCGGCGTTGACCAAGAGGTGTTTGGGAACTTTATTGAAAAGTTTTCAGCTCGCATGGTTACAAAGTATGGCGGAGTCGCTGGCGAATTGACCCCAGATCAGGCAGCGGAGCGCATCCAAGAGTCTCAATTCAAAAGCGTTGGCAATGGACGCTGGGTCGTAATGAACAGTGGCGTACCTATCATGCGCAAAGACGGCGAGCCGTTTATCGTCACATGGGATAAAGATGCGCAGACTGAAGCAAACATCTTGTCCGGCATCGTGGTCGAATAACGATGACATTCGTATATGACAAGTCTCAACGGTCCATCATGCAAATGATGCCGCAGCCAGAAGAGCTGCAACCTGAGGCAACATTCGGCGAAGTGTATACAGCTGCGTTTAGACACGGCGCAGACGAATTTATGTCTATTTCTGGTGGACTGAACCGGGAAGGGTATCGTCAGCGTCAGCGCGAAGTTAGGCGTCTTATAGATGAAGGCCAGATTACAGACATTGATGACTACACAGACCAGATGGGTGAGCTGGACTATTTCGTCTTATCTCAATCATTCGACACAATAAAAAGTGATGAGCAGCTAACAGAAGAACGTAATTCGTTTCTAGCTGAAGAACGCAAAAAGAATGAAGAAGTTATGGAGCGCGGGTCAGGTTTAGCGCAGTTTCTTGGTTACGCATCAGCTTTTGTCATCGACCCAATTAATATTGCAACGCTTCCAGTGTCAACAGCAGTTACCGGCGCCCGGTCATTATCTTGGCTAGCAAGGGGGCTGGCTGTCGGCAAACGAGAAGCAGCGCTCTCTGTCGCAACAGAGCTGGCGATTCAGCCACTTGTGTATGAACACAAAAAGAATATTGATTCTCCATACTCATGGCAGGATGCAGTTTCTAACATCGGCATCGCAGCAATCGGGTCTTACGGACTTGGCTTTGTAACAGGCGGCCTTGCTGGTTACTTCAAAGCAGTACGCCAAAAAACAGAACCATTTATTGACCCAATTCAGGACGACATGGCGCTGCGATCGCTTGATGATCTTGCTGACTATGTTCAGAAGACTGAAGCAATGCGGTATATGCCAGCAAAGATCCTTGATGACGAATACGGCAAGTACATCTCAAAGGAATACGCCGATCTCACAAAGTTGAAGAGCCAAACAAAGCGAGAGCTTCAGCGGGAAATCAAGCAAGCACAGAAAGAACAGACGACGATCCTGCGCATGATTGCTGACATGGGCGGACTCAATCAAAAAGAATGGGTGTCGCAAGGCGTCGACCCTGCTTACTTCACAAAGGCAGGTGCAATCAAAAAAGGTATGCGCCCCGGCTATCCACTGTTCAGAGCAAAAGGCGGGATGACGCCAGAAGATTTGGCCGAGCGGTTAATGGAAGAGAACGTCTTTTCTGACGGCTTAGTGGACGATAACCGCGCAATTGATTATTTACATGCAGCGCTCACAGATCCGGAAAAGCCATTTAATCTTGAAGCGCGGACAAAACTAGAAGATTTGCAGCGTCGTATGCAGGAGCTGGATGACGCTCCGGACGACGACGCATTAGAGAAGATTTATCGTCGTGCCGGCGAAGAACGCATTGAAGCGAATCTGGAATCATTGCGCGAGCTGCACATCAATCTTGAGCAGATGAACGCACCATCCAAGGCAGAAGAGTTTTACTTTGACCCAAAGCCAACAAAAGTTGCAGCGCAGTCTGTTAGCGAGCGTGAGCGCATGGTCTTGGATAAAATGGGGATCACCGACGAATACGACGAAGCAATGGAGGCGTTTGAGCGCACAGATAATCGCGTGCTATGGGATGAAGCAGAAGGTAAGCTGGTTGACGCAGACGAAGTAATGAAAGAGATCGACGATGAAATAGCCGGTCTTGATGATGTATTGAGGTGTACGATCGGTGGCTAGTTTCCAAAATTGCGTAAACGCAGCACTCAAGCGCAAAGTCATTAGTAAGCGACTGGCAGATCAGATTCTTTCTGCGCCGGACCCAGAGCAAGCGATTGATGACTTGTTAGCAGAAGCATCACGCAAACGTCGTGAAGCAGCCATTCAGACTGTCCGGTTATCGCAATCTATTGAAGATATTGGCAGCCATGCTGAAGGCCAATATGCTGGACTTCAGGCATTGATGACCAAAGACCCTACCGGAAAGTCTGGCTACAAAAACATCGAATACTTGGGGCGTTATTACGAAGGCAAGTACCACTCAAAGTTAGCAAATATGTTATCTCGATTCAGAACTCGGAATCTGGGATTTGCTCAAGATACTGAATCTCTTAACAAATTTGTTAGAGCTGTTTACGGTGAAGCAGTTGATGACGCAGAGATTGACCAGTTTGGCAAAGACTGGCTCAACATGATCGAAGAGATGCGCGTTGAATTTAATCGCAAAGGTGGATCAATCTCAAAGAATGAGCGCTTCTTGTTCCCACAGAACCACAATGCCGAAGCAATCAAGAAAGTTGGCTATGACAGTTGGCGTGATCGCATATTGCCTAAACTTGATCGATCCAAAATGCTGGATGATTTAGGCCGCCAGCTTGATGATGAGCAGCTGGAGCAATCTCTCAAACATGTTTACGAGACGATTACTACCGGCGGTTTAAATAAGGTCAAAGATTTTAGTGTTCCGCGCTTGGGCAAGAAGCTGTCTCGCCGACACTCAGAGCGCAGATTCCTGTATTTCAAAAACGCAGAGTCATGGATTGACTATCAGAACGAATTCGGTCGCGGCGACGTATTCACAACACTGACCGACTATGTGAACTCAATGGCAAATGATATCGCAGTCATGGAGCGACTCGGACCAAACCCGCAGACGACATTTGATGCATTGGTTGCGCAGGTTAAGAAGACCGATGGAATGACCGGGCGTCAGGCATTTATGTCTGATGCGCTATTCAAAACAGTGACTGGCCGTGTAAACCAAGGCGAGCTGACTGGCGTAGCAGATGTATTGCAGACGACTCGGAACTATTTAACAGCGTCAACATTAGGCAAAGCATTTTTATCAGCGATCTCTGACATTGGGTTCCAAGCAATCACATCGCAATACAACAGGATTCCGGCGCTCAAAGTCATGAAACGCCAAATCAGCCTGATGAATCCATCGAACGAGGCTGATCGAGTCTTTGCGGTAAAGCTAGGTTTGATTGCTGATAACTGGATTGGACGCGCTCATGCAGCAAACCGTTATGCCGATGTTTACGGAGTCGGCACATCAGCAAAGGTTGCTGAAGGCGTAATGCGGGCATCACTGCTTGCGCCGTGGACTGATGCTGGACGGAAAGCATTTGGCATGGAATTCAGCTCAATGCTTGCTGATAACTTTGGGAAGTCGTTAGACCAGCTGGATGACCACATTAAGCGCGCATTTGAGACGTATGGTATTGGCGCAGCTGATTGGGATGCGTTCAGGAAAACGACTCCACTGGATCTTAATGGAGCGAAGTTCGCAGATGTAACGCAGCCAAATGGCGTTAAGTTCCATCAAATGATTTTGTCGGAAACTGATTATGCTGTTCCGACTCCAGATGCTAGAACGCGAGCAATCATCAGCGGCGGGCTAGGAAGGGCGACAATCGAAGGTCAGGCATGGCGCTCAGTGATGATGCTCAAATCATTCCCTGTGACAATCATTAGCACACATTTTTACCGCGCCGCGTATCAAGCAACGACCGGAGAGAAGCTGCAATATCTGACAATGCTTCTGGCTACAACCACAGTTCTTGGCGGGGTCGCTCTTCAAGTCAAAGATATTGCAGCTGGGCGCGACCCAAGACCGATGGATGGAATTGAATTTTTTGCTGCGTCGCTAGTACAAGGCGGCGGCCTTGGTATTGTTGGAGATTTACTATTCTCTGATGTCAACAGATTCGGTGGCGGGCTTGTATCCACAGCATTTGGCCCGACAGGCGAGCTAGTGGACAAAGGGTTTAGCCTAACGCTCGGCAATATTCAAGAAGCGGTTCGCGGTGAAGAAACTAATGTATTGGGCGAGACAGCTAAGTTTGTTGAGCGATATACGCCTGATATATGGCAGCTGCATTTAATCAAAGGGGCGCTATTCGATCAGATACAAACACTTGCTGATCCCAAAGCGGAAAAGAAGTTTAACCGGATCATGCGCAAGCGTGAAAAAGACTATGGTCAGGGGTACTGGTGGAAACCCGGAGAGGTAGCGCCCAGAAGGACACCTGAAATGGGCGAAGCGCTAGAAGCCCCCCCAGAAAAGTGATATATACGACAACAGGATAGGTAGGAAAAACGCATGGCCGATTACAGCATCAACGCAGTTACAAGAAAGGTATCTTACACCGGATCTGCTGGTGTTGGTCCTTACGCATTTAACTTTGAAATTCTGGACGAAAACGACGTTGCAGTTTACTTCAACACAACGCTGCTGACACTGACCACTGACTACACAGTCACCATCAATGCAAACGGCACAGGCTCTGTCACGA